CGCAGGGGGGGGTCTCATTCGGACTCATCGTGAGATGTTTCCGGGCCATCTGGCCTTACTTCGCGGTCCCGGCTTTTGGGACAGAGATCTTGCAGTTAGCTTGCAAGGAGCTGAAGTGAACTCCCACATCGGGAGGAGAGAGAAATCTCTTCTTCTTATGTGATCAAATGACCTGTATAACCTGATTGGAGGACCGTTGTAATGGCGTCTAGTACGATTGTTCGTACTGGTCAACGGGTATGGAAATACCGTGTTTACCAGACCTTTTACAATGGTTCGACGAGCGATTCTGGGTGGATCACGCACTACGCGTGGAACGCCGAGCTCTTTCGCAAGTCGAAGACTTGGGTTAGAACCCCAAACTACTTCCAACTCGTTAGACAGGGTTCGCACTTACCTGACAACAACTTCTCGTTTGAGGAGGAACGGGTGAATGACGCACTGTTCACAGTGTCCATTCATCAGAACCACCCTTACTCGGGTCCGTTGTCGGTACAACACAGTCAAGTCGACTGGGAAGTACCTACGCCCAACTGGGGGCCCCAAAGGCCTTCAGACTACCTATCAGATGCGTCTCTTCGAGCGAAACTGATAAGTCGGGCAAAAAGTGCGGAGTGGTCTGCCCCGGTGTTCTTCGGGGAGGGACGTCAGACTGTCAACCTAGTTCTCAACACCGCAAGAACGATAGCTTCTGCTTATCGTGATCTACGGCGAGGGAACCTGGGAGGCGCTCTGGCTAGCCTTGGTATCCAAGGCGATGCGTCCCAACGGAGGCGTTATTATCGTCAGTATGGCTTAGACCCCAGAAGGGCCGCAGCCAATCAGTGGTTAGCTCTCACCTATGGGTGGCAGCCTCTGCTGAATGATGTGTATAATGCAGCCGAGACCTTGGCTGAAACGGTCTCTAGGGAGGAAAACCGGGAGGGGCGGGTTACCGCCACAACCAGGTTAACCGACCATAAGACCAAACCAAACCACACCATGAGCGTGAGTCCCAGTATGGTAGCCACTCGCGTGACTACTCAGAAGGAGACTTTGCGCGGTGTGTGGAGGTTTAAGCCAACATCGTTGGATGCATGGGGTTCTTTTGGACTCCTAAATCCAGCGTCGGTAGCGTGGGAGCTAGTACCATTTTCATTTGTGGTGGACTGGTTCCTTCCTGTCGGACGTTACCTTGAAGGGCTTGATGTACCGATGAGGTTTCAACACCTCGGCGGGACCATCGGGCGCCGAAACGAAATTCGGGACGATTTTACTGACCTGAAGTTGGATGGTCATGCAATGAGCGGGTCGCATTTTGCGACTCGCGTCGAGCTTAATCGCTCTAAGTTGCTTGGTCATCCGACGGTAGGGTTAGATTCGATCGTCTTCGAACCTAAGCTAGGCGCTGCCCGAGTGACGTCAGCCATTGCGCTGATGGCACAGATCTTTGGAAGGTGATTCTCACCAACCTTAGTGACGACAGAAAAGCTTGCTAGTGGCTTCCACTAGTGTCTCTCCCAAACTGCCTTTGGCAGTCAGAAAGGTGAACCGTTTATGACGGCTCAAGCAAACATCGTTCTCGCGAACGGTGAAGCGGCCCCCGTGAACAAGACGTTTGCGCCGAAAGGCGCCTTGCGGTCTCCCACAGGGAAGGATGTTGCCGAATGGAGAGAGCAATCGGCGGTAAACGCCGAGGGCTTCTACTCCCTTACCGAGCAGCATTCCGACCCGAACGGAAATCGGATCGAAAAGTTCCGGTATGTGATCGAGATCCCCACGTTGGAAACGGTTGGGACGAACGATGCTGGCATTACGCCTGCACCGAGCGTCGCTTACGTGACCACTGGGGTGATCGAGGTCTGGTCTTCGACGCGTGCCAGTCAGGCCGAGTTGAAGGACATCGTGGCGTTCTTGAAGAACTTCACAGCGACCACCTACTTCAGCGACGCCATCAAGAATCGCGAACACGCCTGGTAACAGGCCGTGAACGGGTTTGAAATGGTGAGTCTTGAGTCACCTTGGGGTGGTGTTATCGTCGTAACAGCGCTGATCTTAGCGATCAGCCAACTGTTATCGCGCGTAATAACCACTCTGAGAATGATTTCTCGACTCTGGTCGCAGATAGAGTCAGCTTTTGCTGACACAGGAGGTTTAAGTGAGTTCCTCACGAGTTCCGTTGTTTCAACGGAAAGGACGGCCCCTACACCCTTTGACAAGGGTGCCAAGGGGTCTGGTCATGGAGCTTCTCCGTGACTACCTCGCCGCCCTCGGTTCTCCGAGGGCGATCGGTGTTTGGATGCTATTCGAATCTGGCACTGCGGACGATTTAGTCCAGCTCGTGACACTCGAGTGCAACCCAAGTCACTATAACGACGTTGACAGTTTCCGAGCGGCATACGCCGCAACGAAGCTGTTTTCGAAGTGTCGTGACCTAAAGACAGGGTTAAACCTGTCTGGAATTGCAGTCGAATCGGCCCTCAAGGCTGAAAGTCGATGCTCCGAGACCAATAGCAGGTTCCGAGACTACCGCCTGGGGAGGGTGACCTCCCCCTTCCAAGATGAAATTTCTTTCATCAGAAGTAAAGTGGCGCAAATCTTGGGTCCTGCTCCGGGAGCTGCTCTGAAGGAATGGACTGGTTCTTCCTGGGAAACCAGGGGGATTGGTCCGCCTTTAGAGTTCTCGGGTTGGTCAAAGGGGCGAACAACTTCCGCTTTCGGAAGCGACTTGTCACTATTGAAAAAGTTTGGGTCGCGCCCAGACGTTACAGCCAGTGCTCTTCGTCACGCTTTGCGTGTAGTAAGAGACTCACCTGTATGGGGGGCTTCGCTTCTTCAAAGTGGAGCTCCGGTGTCAGTCATCTCTCGTGACTGTTTACCGATCGTGCAGGGGAACGTAATGCTGACTGTCCCTAAGAGTGCTAAGACTGACCGTGTCATATGCTATGAACCGCATATGAACATCATGCTTCAACTTTCAGTTGGACGCATGATGCGATCCCGGTTATCCCGAAACGGGGTTAACCTCGACGACCAGTCCATCAACCAAAGGAGAGCCCGTCTTGGAAGCAAGACGGGGCACTTAGCTACGATCGACTTGCGTTCCGCAAGTGACACCGTAGCCACGGAGGTTGTTGAGTTGCTCCTACCCATTGATTGGGTGTGTCTGCTCAACGATCTCCGCTCCAAATACACGACTTGGCCTGACGGCCTCACTCGAAAGAATGAGAAGTTTTCCTCTATGGGAAATGGTTTCACGTTCGAGTTGGAGAGCTTGCTCTTCTACGCAATTTGCAGTGCAGTTGCGGGAGACGTCAGCGTGTATGGTGATGACATTATCCTACCCTCGTCCGAGTTCGATCAAGCTGTGAAGCTTCTCGAGTTTTTCGGCTTTGAGGTTAATACCTCAAAGTCTTTCTCTGAAGGAAACTTCAGGGAGAGTTGTGGGATGGAAGTGTTTAGCGGTATCGCCGTGAGTCCTGTCTATTTGCGGTCTTTCCCAAGGACCGTTGATGACGTATTGAAGTTTCATAACCGAGTTTCCGAGTTTGTCGGTCTCGATCCTTTTCCTCGGAGAGATCCGTGGGCAAGGTACCTTATGAAAATACGTCGCCGTGTTCCATCATTCCTAGGCCCAAAAGGCTATGGAGATGGTCATTACCACGTTGATTTCGATTGCGTCCTACCAAATAGGGCGCGATTCGGATTAGATGGGTGGTGGTTCGATTCCTTTCTCCGGGTTTTCCGGAAGGGGGTTGGGAGCAGCGTAGATGGCCTAGAAGTTCGCAGTGATGCGGGCTTTGCAGCCATTTGCGCAAGTGTTAGTCCACGAGGTGCTCGCACCTTGTGGGATCTAACCTTCGACAGGAGGTTTTTCACTATCAGGCGTACCAGGGTCCTGGCCAACTTCTGTTGGTCAGGAATTGACTGGGGGGATTAGTCCCCCCGGGCAATTTCGCTCTAATTGAGCTGGAGGCACAAGCCTTAAAGTGGG